CTCTCGAAGACACGCCGGTCGGCGTACCTAATTTGCTGGCAGCCGTCGAAAGCCGCAAAACCGGCGATTTGGAGGTTTTGGCTCGACCCTGCGCTGGACTGGTTTGCGTCGTGCTAGGCGGCAGACCTACACTAACGGGCATGGCACGAGGCCCGGCACCAACTCCGAAGCACATCTTGGCCCTCCGTGGGTCCGAGGAGGCGAACTATCGCGAGGAACTCGGCACGCCTCTCCGCGAAATGCCGCAGCCTCCCGACTACATCAAGCCGCTCGCCCAGCAGATGTTCCGGCAGGTCTGCGAATACACGCAGAACATGGGGACTTTGGCCGAGAGCGACGTCGAGGTGATCGCCCGCTACGCGGCCGTCTGGGAGCGGTGGCGGACTGCCGAGGAACAACTCAAGGGCATGGACAGCGGTTACGTGGAGGTGCTCGCCCCCGACGGCAGCCTCCGCTTCAGCAGGCCCAACAAGTGGATGACGCAAGCCAACGTCAGCCACGAGCAACTGCGTCAGTTGGAAACCGTCCTTGGCCTCACGCCGGCAGACCGCACCCGGCTTGGCTACCACGCCGAGAAAGTCGTCCTCGACCCGATGGACGAACTGCTCAAAAAGCGTGGTTAGTTCGCGATTCGCGAACAACACATGGCAGTCGACATCTGCGACTTCATCGGCCTTCTTAGGCACTCCCGCGGCGACTTCGCTGGGCAGCCGTTCGTCCTAGAGCAGTGGCAGAAGGACTACCTGAAGACGCTTTTTGACACGAAGCGGTCTGACGGACTGCGGCAGTATCGGACCAGTCTGCTGGCTTTGCCGCGGAAAAACGGGAAGAGCAGCCTCTCAGCCGCCGTTGGCCTGTATATGCTCTTCTGCGACGACATCGGCGCCGAAGTGATCGTGGCCGCCGGTGACCGATCGCAGGCTGCCCTCCTGCATACGGCTGCCAAGCAGTTCGTCGAATCCTGCCCGTCGCTCGCACGGCAGTGCAAGGTCTACAGGAATTCCATCGTCCTGCCAGACCGCAACGCCTCGATGTTCTGCATCTCGAGCGAGGCCGGCACGAAGCACGGATACAACCCGTCATGTGTGCTGGTCGATGAGTACCACGTATTCCCCGACAGGGAACTGGTCGACGTGCTCGAGACCGGCATGGGTGCCAGAAGCCAGCCGCTGACCATCTACATCACGACGGCCGGAAGTAACCGAAACGGGCCGTGCTACGCGGATTGGCAGCGTGCCGAAAAGATTCGCGACGGCATCCTGAAAGACCACACATTCCTGCCGTGCATCTACGCGGCCTCGGCAGACGACGATCCGTTCCTTGAGGAGACTTGGAGGAAGGCCAACCCGAACTACGGGATCACGCTCAAGCCGGACTACTTCCACCAGATGGCCGCGAGGGCGAAGCAGTCTGCCTCCGAGGAGGTCGTCTTCAAGACGCTCCATTTGAATACTTGGGTGTCTTCTGCCTCCAAGTGGATTCGCCACGGTGCGTGGGAGGCGAACTCCGGCCCACTGCGGCCGACGGAGTCCAGACCGGCCTACTGCGGCGTCGACCTTGCCAGCACGACCGACACGACAGCGTTCGTGGCGGTGTGGCCTGACGACGACGGCACGTTCGACGTACACGCTCACATCTTCGTGCCGGAGGAGCGAGCCGAGGAGGCGTCGAAGCGCGACCGCGTCCCGTACCTCCAATGGGCTCAGCAGGGTTTTGTTACACTAACAGAGGGCGATGTCTGCGATTACGACGCAGTCCGCGACTACATTCTCTCGTTTTGCGAGAAGAATGAGGTTCGGGCTGTAGCCATCGACAGGTACAACGCCACGCACTTGACGACGCAACTGGTCGCCGAAGGCATCGAGGTTCGGCCTTTTGGGCAGGGCTTTGTGTCGATGAGCGCGCCCAGCAAACTGCTCGAAACCCTCATAATCTCCAAGAAATTGCGGCACGCCGGAAACCCGGTTTTGTCTTGGCAGGTGAGCAACGTGCAGATCAAGACGGACGACGCCGGGAACATCAAGCCGTCGAAGAAGAACGCCAGTTCGACCGCCCGTATCGACGCCGCCGTGGCACTCATCATGGCGCTGGGAATCTCGTCCGGCGAGGCCCGCGGCCCCGAAGAAGAACCCGAACTGATGGTGTTCTGACATGGACGAAGCGCCGTACACGGGCCTCTTGTCGCTGCGGTCGCAGAGCCTGTCGCGGGTCTTTGAGGAGATCGCGGAGTCGCGGAAGACGGCCGCCGGCGTCCACGTCTCGCCGGAGACGGCGCTTGAATGCACTGCCGTGCTGGCCTGCGTCCGGCTCCTGTCGGAGTCGATCGCGGCGATGCCGACGAACCTGTACCGCCGGCTCCCGGGCGGCGGGAAGGAGATCGCCGACGACCAGCCGCTCCACGAGATTCTGGCCTACCAGCCCAACTCGTGGATGACGAGTTTCGAGTTCAAGGAACTCATGCAGTCGTGGCTCCTGTTGTGGGGGAACGCCTACGCCCACATCAAGGGCAGCATCCGCCGCGGCGCCGTGGACGAATTGATCCCGCTCCACCCGTCGCGGATGGAGGTCAAGCGGCTCGAGAACGGCAAACTGCGGTACTACTACCGCGAGCCGGCGACTGTGACCGACCCGAACCCGCAGCCGACGGAGTACCGGCAGGACGAGATTTTTCACCTGCGGTGGATGTCATCGGACGGCGTGCGCGGCTACGTGCCAACGGCCCTGTCGAAGGACGCGATCGCCCTCGCCCGCGCGACGGAACTGCACTCCAGCGCGTTCTTCGGGAACGGCGCAAAAGTGGGCACGTACATCGAGACCGACCAGCCCCACAAGCCAGAGGCTCTCCAGCGATTCCGCCAGCAGTGGGATGAGGCCCACCGTGGGCCGGAAAAGGCGTTCAAGACCGTCGTCATGCCGTTCGGCTTCAAGAAGAAGGACGACCCGGTCAACAACGCGGACGCGGAACTGGTGTCCACGCGGCGATTCCAGTTGGAGGAGGTCTGCCGGGCCTACCGCGTGCCGCCCCATCTGGTCGGCGACCTGTCGAACGTCCGCTACAGCACGGTGGAGCAGGCGGCGATCGACTACAAGACGTTCAGCATCATGCCGTGGTGCCGGCGGTGGGAACTGGCGTGCCGCCGCGACCTCGTGGTGGACGACAAGACGTACTTCGTCGGGTTCGATATGAACTCTCTCATGGCCGGCGACTACGCGGCCCGCTCGACGTACCTCCGCGAGGCGTTCAACACGGGCGCCCTCGATGTCGACGAGTACCGGGCGGAGATCGGCTACAACCCGCTCCCCGGCGACCTCGGCAAGAAGCGGTTCGTGCAGGTCAATATGCAACTTCTGGACGCATTCACCCTTGAGACACCGAACGGTCAGCCGCCACAAGCCCCTCCGACCAGCCTCCCGGCCGAGGAGCAGCCTCCAGAGCAGCAAGACGGCGACCAACCGCCAGCGGAAGCCGAGGCCGATCGATCCATCGACGCATCCGAAGCACTTTTCCGCACGACTCTCCGACGCATCGCAGCCGTCGAAGCCGACGGAATCCTCGCCCGCCGGTCGAAAGCGGAGAAAATCACGCAATGGTTCGGCCAAGTCGAGGAAAAACTGCGTGAAGAGTTACTCGACGCAGCAAATGCTACTGGCAGAGACATTGATTCGTTCGTGGTATCGTGGCTAGAGCGCTCGAAAGACCTGCTTTTGGACTGTCATCGCAGCGGAAAACCCTACGAAACGGTCACCGATCGCTGGTTTGAGGCTCATTTCGAGGAGGAGAACGATGTCCGCGAACGAAATTGAGCGCCGGATCACCGCATCTGACACGGCGATCGAGTACCGCGAGGTCGACGGCGGCGAAAAGCGGCCCGTCATCGTCGGGTATGCGGCCGTATTCCAGTCGCCTTCGAGGGATTTGGGTGGCTTCATCGAGACCATCCACCCGCGGGCGTTTGATGACGTCTTGAAGACGAATCCCGACGTCGTCGGCGTGTTCAACCACGACAAAAACATGCTTTTGGCGCGTTCCGCGAACGGTTCGCTCCGCCTGAAGGCCGATCCCTACGGCCTGCGCTACGAAATGATGCCCCCGAAGACGAAAACGGCCGACGAGGTCGTGGAATTGGTCTCCGGCGGGTACGTCACCGGCTCGAGTTTCGCGTTTGCGATCTCTCGGAGCGGCGGCGACTCGTGGAGCACGGACGAACGGGGCATCCGCCGGCGAGAAATCCGCTCGATCTCCCTCCTCGACGACGTCGGACCCGTGGTTCGGCCCGCATACGAGGCATCCAGCGTGGTCGTGAGCCGTCGGGCGATCGAAATGGCCCTCGGCGACGCATTCCGGCCGAACCAGACGATGGCGAACGCGGCTCGGAAGGGTCTGCGGGCTGCCAAGTCGCGTGGAGACTTCGACGAGAGGCTCGTCGCGGTCGCCGAACGCATCGCGGAGCGCGAGGTTCTCTCCGTCGAGGAGGTCGAGTTCCTCGCCGGCACGCATCAGCGGTGCCACGAGGTTCGTTCAGTCGGCTGGTCCGGCTCGCCGGCGTGGGTCGAGTGGATGCTGGCCGGCGGAGACGGCGGCGAGAAGTGGGTGCAGCGTCGCTCTCTCGCCGAGCGAGAGAGCGAAGTTCGGACGCCGCAGGCCATCCCCGAACCTCCCGCCGCAACCTCAGAGCGAGCAGCCCCCGACGAACTCTCCGAAGGCGACTTCGTCGCGTGGGACGGCGGCATCGGCCGCGTCGAGCACATCATGCGTGAAGGCTCGATCCAAGGCATGGCGGCGACGCCGGAGGCGCCGCTGGCCGTGGTGACGCCGTTCGACGATGGCGAGCCGGAAGACTACATGGTCGCCGTGATGGTCTCGGAACTCACGAAGACCGACCAGCCGGAGCCAGAGGAGGGTGACGAGGACGACGAAGAGGACCGTGCCGCCGGCGACAAGTCCCAGTCGACGCCCGCCCCGGAGAAGGACCGGATCACCGGCAGCGACAAGAACAAAGAGGGATCGGCGAAGAACGCGAGTGGCCGGATCGCCGTGTCGCAGGCGGTTCGAGCCGGCCTCCAGAACAAAGTCCGCGACCACAACGAGGCCATGCGTGAGGACAAGAAGCCGTCGTGGTCTCGGACGACGCTCGGTCAGTTGCTCGCTGTCTACCGGCGTGGCGCCGGGGCGTACTCGACCAGCCACCGCCCGGGAGTGAGCCGCGGAGCGTGGGCGATGGCCCGCGTGAACGCCTACCTGTACCTCCTGCGGAACGGCAGGCCGCAGGACGCGAAGTACGTCACCGACAACGACCTCCTGCCGGCAGACCACCCGAAGTCGTCGAAGGAGCGGAGCGTCGAGGCGGACGTCGAGGAGCGCGAGGTCGACCTGAAGCCGTCCGCCGGCATGGCCGCCGCGGCCCGTCGCGGACTCCGCCTCCACGAGGAGGGTAAGTCCGGCGACGGCCTCAAGCCGGAGACGGTCGCGAGGGCGAACAAGATCGCACGCCGCGAGGAACTCACGCCGGACCACGTCCGCGAGATGAATGCGTGGTTCGCACGCCACGAATCGGCGAGCAAATCACCCGGCTGGGACACGCCGGGTGCTGAAAAGCCGGGTTTTGTGGCGTGGGAACTGTGGGGCGGAAACGCCGGACAGACGTGGTCAGCACGAAAGGTGGCGCAGATGGAACGCGAAGCAGAGAGGTCGGAGCCTGCGGTCGCCGAGGTCGAGCAGCAGGTCGAGCAGGTGCAGCAGCCGGAGCCTGTCGTGGACGTCGATGCGTCCGATGCGGCGGCCAAGTTGGCCGCGCTTCAGGAGGCTCTGCTCTGGACTAAGTTGCACGACACCGACGGTTGATGCTAATCTACAAGTAGATACAAGCATCGCGATGGATGTCGCGATGGTCAGTGCGAGCGACGTGAGGATTCACGCCTGCGGCGCGCTAGCGGGAACACCCGCCGGCCGTCGCATCGTCGCGTATGGCCGGCTCAACAAGGAGCAGGCCAATCATGGCGTCGAATCTCAAGAAGTTGCAGGACCGGGCCGCCGCGGTCGCCGCTCGCATGGCCGAACTCGGCAAGACCGAGGATCGCTCGGCCGAGGCCACTCAGGAGTTCGTCGCGCTCGGCGCTCAGGCCAGCGAACTGACCGCCCAGATCGGCTTCGAGCGTCGGCTCGCCGAGAAGGAGAAGGAACTCCGCGAGGTGATCGAGAAGGCGGCCCCCGCCCCCGTCGTGACGCCCGCCGAGACCGAGGCTCGCGCCGAGGAGCAGAAGAAGGTCGAGATTCGGGCCAGCCTCCCGCATCACACCTCCCTGCGTGCCTTCGGTGACGGCCCCGACGCCGTCGAGAGCGCCTACCGCTGCGGCCGGTGGCTGCGGGCGCACATCTTCAAGAACTCCGAAGACCTTCGGTGGTGCAAGGATCACGGCGTCGAGAGCCGTGCGATGGGCGAAAACAGCAACGCCTCCGGCGGAGCGCTCGTCCCCGACGAGTTCGCCAATCGCGTGATCCGGCTGGTGGAGTCCTACGGGACGCTGCCCCCGGCGTGCGAGAACATCTCGATGACCCGCGACACGCTCGTGATCCCCAAGCGGCTCACCGGCACCACGGCCTACTTCGTCGGCGAAGGCTCGGCCGTGACCGAGAGCGAGCCGACCTACGGCAACGTGTCGCTCGTGGCCCGCAAACTCGCGGTCGGTTGCAGGATGTCTACCGAGTTGGTCGAAGACTCGCAGGGCGTGGTGGGATTGGCCGACGCAGTTGCCACCGAGTTCGCCCAGAGCCTCGCCTACAAGATCGACCTCTGCGGCTGGCTCGGTGACGGGACGCTCGGAACCTACGGCGGCATCCACGGCATCGTTGACAAGATCAACGACGGCACGCACACCGCCTCGGTGGTGGGTGCCATCGCTGGCAACACCGGCTTCGAGACCCTCGACCTCGAGGACTTCCTCGCCGCGATGGGCAAGTTGCCGATCTACGCGAGGGCTGGCGCTCGTTGGTACGTTTCTCCGGCCGGCTACGCCGCGTCGATCGCCCGCCTGAAGTACGCCGCTGGTGGCAACACCGTCGAGAACGTGCAGGCCGGAACGGTCGACACGTTTCTTGGATACGGCGTCACCCTAGTGCATGTCATGAACAGCACGCTGGGTGCGGACGCGAACAAGGTCAAGGTGCTCTTCGGCAACATGGGCCTGTCGAGCATCTACGCCCGCCGGCGTGACTTCAGCGTCCGGCTCTACGATCAGGTCTACGCCACGACGGACCAACTCCTCCTGCAAGGGACGATGCGGTTCGACGTCAACCACCACTCCCTCGGATCGACCAGCGAGGTCGGCCCGGTGGTGGCCCTCAAGTCCGCGGCCTCGTGATAACAGGAGAACGCCAGAGATGATCCACAGCCAGAACCTCAAGGTCGTCGGCCACACGAGCGGCCCGGTCACCGTCGGCTCGACCGCCACCACCACGATGGTCGTCGACCGCCGGAACTACGACTACGCCTCCGTGGTCGTGTCGAAGGCGCCCTCCGCCGGCACGTCGTTCGCGAGCGTCCTGAAGATCGAAGAGTCCGACGACAACTCGTCCTACGACGACGTCGCGGCCTTCGTGAAGGACGGCGCGAGCGGCTTCACGATGGCGGCGGTGAGCACCGTGAACGGCTCCATCGTCAAGATGGACGTCGATTGCAAGGCTCGGAAGCGGTATCTCCGCGTGACGGTGACCCCCGACGTGACCGCTGCGGTCAGCGTCGTGGCGCTCCTGTCGCGAGGCGAGGAGTTCCCGTCGACCGACGCCGAGGTCAACGTCGCCAAGTGGGTCAAGGGCTGATTCCCGTACAGCGGGACGGCCATGACGGCCGAGCAGGCGCATGGAGGCGCCCCCGCTCCTTCCAAGGAGCACTCCATGCTACTGCGTATCGGCAACGTGGAGGCCGAGGTCAAAGTGGCTGCTCTCATGAGCACGCCACGCCTCGGCTTCACGGACAACTTCTTCTGCGTCGCGCAGGCTCTCGCGCCGCATCGCATTTCTCCGATCAAGTACACCGGGGCGTTCTGGGGGCAATGCCTCCAGCGTTCGATGGAAACCGTCGTGGACAACCACGATGTGATCCTCACGTTCGACTACGACACGATCTTCACGTCGAAGACGATCGAAGCGCTGCTCGCACTCCTGATGCACTCGGGAGTGGACGCGATCGCCCCGCTCCAGACGAAGCGGGAGGCGAACGCGGTGATGTTCGCCCTGCCGGGCGTGACGCCGGAGCAGCAGACGACGGTCGACGAGGACTGGTTCAAGAAGCCCGTCCAGCGGGTCGCGACGGCGCACTTCGGCTGCACGTTCCTGCGGTGCTCGGCGCTCAAGAAGACGCCGAAACCGTGGTTCTTGGCGAAGGCAAACGAGCAGGGCGAGTTCACCGGCGGCCACGTCGATGAGGACATCGCATTCTGGCGCGCATGGGAGTCCGCCGGCAACACGCTGGGCATCGCGACGCACGTCAGCGTCGGCCACGCCGAACTGATGATCACATGGCCCAGCCGCACCACCGAGGGCGGCAAGATTCAGCAGCACACGACCGAGTATTGGAACAGCGGCCAGCAGGCGCCGGAGGGCGCGTGGGGATTCGTGGCATGAGAGTGCGGATCAAGAAGAACTTCGCCAACTACAAGGAAGGCCAAGAGTTCGACTGGGGCGACGGGATGGCCCGCGTCCTAGCCGCCCGCGGCCTGATCGAGGAGGTCCGGCCGGCTCCGCCAGAGGTTGAGACCGCGGACGCGACCGATCCGCCGCTCGAGCGGGCCGTCGAGCAGCACCGCAGGAAGCCGAAGAAATGAACGTCACCATCGTCTACGGCGAGCCAAGGTCACCGACGATCGGCATCACGCCGTACCGGAGCCTGTATCAGGCCACGCCGCCCGTGGTCGAGCCGTTGAGCCTCGCCGAGGCGAAGGCGCAGTGCCGCATCGACGACGACACCTCCGACGCTCTCGTCCAGACGTACATCACGGCCGCGAGGCAGTACGTTGAGGACATCCTCGACATCAGCGTCATCACGCAGGTCTGGCAGGCCCGCTATGACGTGTTCCCGATCTGGGAACTCATTCTGCCCCGCCCGCCGATGCAGCCGGAGACTGTGACGGTCACCTACCGCAACGAGGCAGGGCAGAATCTTTCGCTCTCGAGCGCCGCCGGCGACTTTCAGGTCGACCGCTACACG